GAGTAAGTTCATGCTTGATAAAGTCACTAGCGTGCGTGGTCGAATCACCAGCATCACCATTTTCAACAAAAGCACCAGCAAAGTCAGCACTTAGATCAAAAGATTTTGCACTAGTGTCTCCACCCAAGATACCAAAACCTTTAGGTGCTCCTGGTCCTAAGAAACCAAATGGAAGAGCTGCTTTGTTTGAAGGCATAACATCCGGCATTACTGCTCGAATATAATCTGAATTATTTGGATAATCTCCGTACATTCTATAACGCTTCTTAGCTTCATCCCATTCTTGATACATGTCTCCAATTTGACGAGCAATATAATTCGTATTGTTCTCGTCCATAACAAGACTTGAAAATCTTTCTAATGCTGTTCCGTCAACACTTCGCACAACAACATCAAATGTTGAATATGCATAAACTTCAGGGTTTGGAGGAAGATTTAAGTTTTCTATAGAGATGAAAACATTTTTTTGCAATTCTTCGCCCTCTTGCAACCCTACAAATCTAAACATTTTTGGTTGAGTTTTGATGTCGTAAGAAGCTGCGGCTCCGTCATAGTTCGAAATAACAAAACCAGTTTCAGCAGCAGCATATCCTTCTTTTCTAGATGACCAGTTAACTGAACCGGACTCTAGAGGAATGAGAGCAGCAAATTGGTTGGTTGACGTGGATGTGGTTACATTGGTCTTTAGGTGTCTTTCAAATGTTTCTCCAAGCCAGTAAGTTTTTAACTCAGTGCTTGGTGTTGTTCTGGAGTTTATCAAGGTTGGATTTGTGTTAAAAACCTTTCTGATGTACTTTCCACTATTTCTATTAAAGTTAAATGGAGTAGTTTCCTTTGTAACTCCGTCAGCATCTTTGACGACTAGTGTAAAACCAATATCAGCATCATCTGATTCTATGAGAGCACAGGTTGCTGTTACTTGTGCGCCACCACCAGCACTTGGATGTGCTGTTTTTCCTGTTAGCTCAACCGTTCCTTTATTGGCATAGAAGATAGCAGCAAGTGAACCTGTACCGGTTGCTGTCGTTGCGGCAAGAGCACAAACAGCTTGGTTGTTGTTTCCTATACCACCTGCCAAATCCGTCCCAGTTTCTGGGGTTGTTCCGTCTGTTGGGTCAATACCTTTTCCTTTGAATTGGTTTACGCTGGTTCCACTATCAACAACAGTTAGTCTGTCTGTAACAGCAGCACCTACTTGAAGGTTATAAATTAAAAGTTCTGTTGCATTGTTATCTATTGATATATTTTTTATGTCGCCACTTGAAATTGCTAATTCTAAAGCGGTCTCAACAAGAGCCAAGATTTCATTAATAGTTGAAAGACCAGAAAATCCACAGGTAATTTTTGCAACACCATCTGTGCCATCTGTTGCTCTAGCAACTGTTCCACCAGCTACAGTAGCATTATCAGATTCAAAATCAATCTCTAGAACAAGACCAGCAGCTTGAGTAGCAGTGGTAACATCGTTATTTCTATAAAACATAAGTTTGGTTGCACCTGATTCCAAAGTACCAGCGGCAAATCCTGATCCGGCCAATAGCGTAATAGCAGTTGATTGTCCAGTGCTTGCCCTATCAACGACAAACAAGCCATAAGCTGTTGAGTTAGCTGCTTGAGCTGCGTCTTTTGATCCACTAAGTTCCCACCCAGCTTCTCCGGCATCTCCGGAAGAAAGTGATGAATGTTGAGCTCCTAAGAGTCTTACAACGTTTATTGGTGCGGTCCCACCAGCTAACCATGCTTGAGCAGCATATGAAGCGTATGTAGGAGCAGATGCCCCAGCACCGTCTCTCCAAAGGTCACCAGAAGGCGATGAGCCTCCAGCATTTGGTCGTCCAAATACGGCAATGTAATCGTCAAGACTTCTAATCTTAACAGGTTTGAGAGCAGGTCCCTTTCTCGTTCTACCGATAATAATAGGTCCGTCGTTGTCCCTTGCAGGAGGCAACACGGAGTTGTCTATTTCTGTTAGCTCGATACCGGGCGAGATAAAATCAAATTTTCTAGGCATTAAAAAATCTCCTTATTTTTAAAACTATATTCGTAATAAATAGTATAGTGAACGGGCAAAAACTTATATGCTACGATATTTATTATCTTTTGGAAGCCAAGGTATTTCATCTTGAGTCACCGCTCGTTCTCTAGATATTTTGACTTCAACAATGTTTTCCTCTGTTGTTATGGTCGGCAGGGGATCATTCTCGCCATCTCCCATTACATATCCAAGGACTTTTACATTGATAGAGGTCATAAAAGACCTCTCGTCTTCTCCGAGATTTTCGGAGTTATTTGTTTGATTGAAGGCTCCATCAATAAAGGCTTCGTATCTATAACCATTATTCTCAAATACAAACTGGCTTACCTGACCTGTTCTTGAGATGAATGGTGTAACCATGTCGTTTATCTGTTGTTGATATTCTGCTCTTAAGTTAATCTTATACATTATCTTAACATAAACTGGCATGGGTGACTTTAAAACTTCCTGAACGATCTTCTTTGATGAGATTGTTTTGAACTTGTCATCGGGAAAGTTCTTGTCTCCTTTATTTACTTTGTTTGATCGAGATGAGGCATAGTGTCTCGTCTTATCTTGTAATGTTCTTGTTTGGACGGTTAAAGGTCTTGCTTTATATTGACGACCTTCCGTAAAGTCTGTCGGAATATCAGCTTGGAATGCTCCTTTAAATGAACGATCTTTTTCAAATGTGTCTCTTTCAATCGTTATAATTGGTAAACGAATCTTTCCAACAGCATCTCTGAACGTTCTGTCATTCTTTATTTGAAACGTTCTTTCTGCTGAGAGCCATAACACAGGAACCTTTAAAGATCCTCTATTTGTGTTAGTGTGTATGTTCCAGACTTCATTTATGTGATTATAAAAACCTGTATCAATATTTTCAAGTGATGATATTTCTGCTTTCTTTTCGCTCATGTTTTACTACTCCGCATTAAATAGTCCGTCTCTTGCCCTTATGCAATCTGCAATGATCTCAAACTTATGTTCTATTTGTCCAAACAATTGTTTTGGTTCGTTTGTTTTCACTATCTCGTAAAAGATAGTTCCATATCTTATAAAGTCTCCTTCTCTTACAAAAAGGTTTTGATCTTCGGTTAGTCTCCGCTTGTGGAACTTAATAGTTGCGGTTGTCTTTTTGTCTACGGCTATACCGTCCATAAACGCCGTTTCAACGCCTCCGTACTCAACAAGAGCGTAAACCCTTACAGGTGGCAAAAACGTCTTCTCAATAGCCTCTCCGTAGATGGGATGATAGTTTGTATGCTCGATGTCAATGGGAAAATAAAGTATCTGTTGCCCAACGACTCGTTCAATAACTTCATCATTAACTTGCTTTACAAGATTTCGTTCTTTCTCTCCAAGAAATAATGGAGGAGGTGGAGCATCGGGTTTTGACCATTTGTTATCATCTGACATTTATCTATCCTACGAATATCTTGAGAGGCGAGGCTGCGATGATCGCATTCTGATTGTCAATCATACTTTTATCTGTCTCGATAAGTTTGTTGTATGCTGTTTCTTCAAGTATCTTGTTCAATTCTTCTCTGAGTGTTGCTTGCTCGTCTTTCGCTTGAGACAGTAGGTCCGAAGCATTTAGATTGACGGTCTCACCGGGAATTGGAACGGTTCCACCGAACTTTCCTCTAACTTGTCCGAGAATCTCTTTGCAAAGAGCAAGAGAAAATCTTCTAATCCATTGTTTACCTATTGAGTTTATGTTATCATATGGTATGTTCTGGAACGGAAGAGTGTTCATATTGTTAACACCATTTTGTCCTGATGCTGCATCTCCGGTGAATGGAGAATCATTTCCATCGATTGTAAATCTGAACCAAAACTTTTCGGGTGAAACATTATCTGGTACCGGATATAGTCTTAACTTATTATCAATTATCTCGTATGAATAATGAGAAGTTCTTGTATAAAGATGGTCTTCGTATGATATTGCTTGAAGTTTATTTTGCCACGCTGGAATAACTTGAAATGTTGATTCATCAGCATATTGGCCATATGTGTGCATGTCTCCTACAACGTTTAGTCCACCGTAATATCCATAGAATCTCCACATCTGTCTAGGTGTAACGTAGTACATTTGTCTTATCTTGATCCTATTATCTCCAACCAAACCAGCATAAGGCACACCACCAGCAACTGCTGAAGAGCTGACAATCTTCTGAAGATCATAATCTTGTACGTCATTTTCTGGTGAAAACGATGCGCTATATATCGCCTCAGTCCCACCAATACCCGCTTCTGTTGCGAATGTGTCTCCGATATCAAAAGCATAGTCGAATGTAAACTTTGGAAACTTTAGAGAAGCACCGTCTGCTCCTGCTGATACTTCACCTTTGTGATCAAAAGATGCCGTAGGTGAACCCAAAGCAGTTCCAAGAGCGTTTTTTGATTGATGAAGATTTACAATGTAAGAATATTCTAAGACTGCGTCTTCGAAAGAAGCATAAACATTCTTTGCCGTTATCTCGATATCAAGAATATCTCCACCAAGCCTTTTATATACAAAAGCCACCTGTGCCGCAGCCCCAGTTAAGAACTGTTGTGAACTTGAATATACCCCAAGAGGTAATGCTGCGGTAACATCGGCTGCACTACCTGTTTCAGGTAATGTAATCGCTGAAGTTTTTGAGGTTGGCGTTAAGGTTGGTAATGACATACATGATTTCTCCGTTCTATTGTAAGTAGTTTTCCTTATAAGAAAACGCCCCAAGCATATGCAAGGGGCAACGGAGGACTAATATTATATTAGTAATTAATTTTCTTTTTTCTTAGAAGCAGTTTGAGCCTTCTTTTTAGCAGCTTGCTCAGCTTTACGCTTTGCAGCAGCAGACGCTTTTTTCTTACGAGCTGCTTCCTCAGCAGCTTTCTTTTTAGCGGCTGCCTCTTCTGCCTTACGTTTGGCTTCCGCTTCTTGTTGAGCTTTTTGAGCTGCTTCTTGAGCGGCCCTTGCAACAGCTTCTGCTTCGGCTTTCTTTTTGGCTTCTGCGATTGGATCTAGTGGAGCATGAGCACCTAGTTGTTCTCTTATCGCTTTTGCTTCGGGAGTTCCTTCTTCAACCTGTGAAAGTTGTTGTAATAGCTTTGCCTTACGGGCTCTGCTTATAAATTTAACTTTGCTTGACATGTGAGTCTCCTTATGATATCATACTAAATAGTATCATTTTTCGCTTTTGTCCATTCTGGTCTCTGTAATGGTTATTGCTAGTTCTTTTATATATTCTAAAAGATTCTTTTGTTGTTCTTGAAGTTCTCGGACTTGTTGTTCCAAGTTTGCTATTCTTTGTTGTTGTAATAATGGTTGTATCATTTTATCTCCATGGTTTATTAAATAGTTTTTGAAAAAACAAAACCCCCAACCAAAAGGAAGGGGGTTTGTGTGGTTTTGTGTAACTTAAAGATTAAGCTGCGATTACAGCACCTTCAAATCCGATCCATTTAACTCCGTCCGCTGAAAACAATACAGAAGTTGTTGAAGCAGCCATTACATAATTTGCATTATCCGATAGCGGCAATATTTGATCATCAGTTGCTGGATAAACTTTTAAGGTTTGTCCCGCTGTTACGTTTGTTATAATAACCATCGCACCAGCTCCTGCTGTTGCAAG